CAGTTACTGCACAAACTTTAGATTTGGCAGGATTCCAACTAGAAGCAGGCTCCGTAGCCACCCCATTCACCACCGCTACTGGCACACTCTCAGGAGAGTTAGCCGCTTGTCAGCGTTATTACTGGAGAAATACTGCACCATCGTCAAGCACTCAAATGACACCTTATGGCAGTTGTTTTTCAACAACAGTAATGCGAACATATGTGCCATTTCCAGTAACAATGCGAACAAGTCCAAGTGCTGTTGAATATTCAGGATTACAAACTTATGACTTAAGCGCATTTCAAACTATTAACACTCTTGATTTTAACAATGCAAATACTGCTGGCGCACTTATATCAGGAAACGTTACTTCAGGTTTAACTCAATTTAGACCAGCCAATATTTATGCTAATGCAAGCACTTCATATATTGGTTTTAGTGCGGAACTATAGGGAGATGACAATGGATAATGTAACTTTTGTAAACACTATTGATGATAAAGGTGAACCAACAATTTCAGCCATCATTGACCGAGGCAACGGTGAATTTACCTCTATGCTTAAATCAACCTATGACGCGCAACAAGCCACACTCGTAACCGAGTCAGNNCCTACCGCCTAAGCACACTCCACAGAGAGTTAGTGCTACGATCCTGAAATGGATCTAATACCTCTCGAAGAGATACATCGCCAGCTCGCAAACCGATACGACACTTCGGGGTTTTCCCCGTACACGATCAGGACAGACTGGCAGATTATTCGGCGTATGGGCGTTCATCCAGCCATAGCCACAGTCCAGGATCTAGAAAAGGTAGTCCTATCGGCTACCAAGCAGTCAACTAAAGCTAATTATGTTTCCCGTTTACGGGCTATTTACAAGCACCTAAACAAGATGAACTTGGTAAATGGCAACGATCCAGCCCAAGATCTGCCCAATGTAAAGGCTGGCAGGGGAGTTCCTAAGCCAATTACCCAAGCTGAGTTCGACAAATTAATAGCCGAAGCCAAGCAGCCTTATAAAGATTGGTTTATCTTGGGCGGGTTAGTTGGGCTTCGCGCTCATGAGGTTGCCAAGATCGAAGGCGCTGACTTGATTGAAGATAACGGCGGTTATTCATTACGGGTGGTGGGCAAGGGGAAAACTGACTTGATAGTGCCGGTAGCAAAACGCGTCGCAGAACTCATTTTGAGCCACAATACCCTTGGCAGATTATGGGTCATTGATCCCAATACTTTTTCCAAGAAGGCTGCCAATGAAATGCGACGAATCCTTGGACCCAATGCAAAACATTTTCATAGTCTTAGGCATTATTTTGCTACCACTATGTTAGAAAAATCTAATGGGGATCTTCTTGCAGTTCGAGACTTGATGCGTCATTCCTCGGTGGCAACAACTCAGGTTTATACACAGTTGTCGCAAGATAAAACAAGGTCATTAATTAACTTAATAGAGTAACATTAGCCTTTAAGTAATCTAAGGGAGAAATAGATGCGTTCAGCACAATATACAGCAGGAACTACAGCAGTTAAGATTGCAGATCAAGCTGGATCAACCCGTAAGCTGACTATTCATGTTGAAACAGCAGCAACTTTTCTTGGTGACCGCAGCGTAACTTCTTCAACAGGTTACAAGATGGATGCTAACGATAAGATTACGCTTGATCTTGCCGGTGGTGCAGAACTTTGGGCAATTACCGCCACAGGTACTGCTCCTGTTTATGTTCTAGAAATCTAATATTTTTTATGGCTAATGTAGATACTGCAACAATTGTTTATTCATATTTTTTTGTAATAGCGGCTTTGCTTGGTGGCATTAGCCTTATCGCTAAGCACACCATTGCCAAGCATACTGATGACCTAAAAGATAAATTATCTAAAATTGAGTATGCACTATATAACGATGGTAAGACTGGTCTTATTAACAAGGTTGAGGAACTGCTAGAAAATCAACAATTAATAAAGATTGATGTAGAAGTTATGAAAGCGAGAGCCGAAAAATGAGCAAACAAGCAGTTGCGGTAGTGGCTGCAGCCAAGGCACAAGTTGGTTATAAAGAAGGCGCTAATAACGATAATAAATTTGGTGTTTGGTACGGAGTAAACCATGTTGCTTGGTGCGCTATTTTTGTTTCTTGGTGTTTTGACCAAGCAAAAGCAATACCAGCTCTTGAAAAGTATTCTTATTGCCCATCCCTAGAATCCTGGGCGCACAGCAAAGGAATGATTGTTCCTATCGCGCAGGTTCAAATGGGAGATGTATTGCTTTTTGATTGGACCCATAAAGGCATTGCTGAACATACTGGCATTGCTACTGGACCCATTGATCCTCATACAAAGTTGATCCCAACTATCGAGGGCAATACTGGACCCGACCATGTAGGTGTAAACCAAAGCAACGGAGACGGTGTTTACGCAAAGGTACGCTCACCATTGGTCGTGCGGGCCGTAATTCGCCCTAAATGGCAATCCTAGGGGTATTATCTCCTTGGGCATACGCCCATTCATAATCTAGTAAAGGATTCAAAATGGCTAATAAATATCTATTTAATGTTTCCCCTAAAGTATGGACTGTTCTTTCACAATGGTCACATATTTTTGTAGGAGCAGTTACTGCTGAATATCTTGTTCACCATACAACTTCCGTTAAAGCATTGCTAGGCGCTGGCGCTGCTTCAATTCTTCCATTGATTTACCGTTGGGCTAATCCAGCAGATCAGTTCCCTGCCCCAAGCAAGGCACTCATTGCTGCTGATGCAAGTGTCCTTGATAAGCCACAGGCTTAATTAAGATATAATGGACAGCACCGTACTGGGATTGGTTTTTACTGCTGATGCAGAAATAACCAAAGCAACCCCACAAAAAGAAACTAAGGAGCAAGAATGACTGTAGGACTAGCGACTACAACCCTGGCTAATAACTGGCTAAATATGCTTCGCGCTACAGCATTTACTGCACCAGCCGGAACTTATATCAAGCTACACACAGCAGATCCAGGAGCAGCAGGAACAGCAAATCCATCTGCTGTAACTACTCGATCATCAGCAACTTTCTCTGCTGCATCAGCAGGGGCAATTGCATTGTCTAATTCGCCATCATTTTCTATGACAACGACTGAGACAATTACTCACATCTCTGTATGGGATGCTTCATCCGCAGGAAACTTCCTTTGGTCAGCAGCTCTTACAACATCTAAGTCAGTCGTGAATACAGACACTCTTACATTCACAACTTTGGGAGTTTCACTTTCACCTTTGGCTGCTTAGTTCTTTTTCGCAGTAACAGGGGGTTAAGTCATGGGTCTTACTAAGTCCAGCGCCTTAACCTATGACGGCAAGTTTTACAGTCCATCACCTGCTTTTTGGCTAGGTGCGATTGCAATATATGTCGATTCAAGTTCGTCGTTTACAGGTACTCTGACCGCAGATTCTTCACGCGGTCAGAGTATTTCTACTTCTACTTCACTTACTGCAACTCTTACAGCAGATTCTTCTCGCACGGTTTATGGTGATGAGTCCTCACCATTTACCGCATCACTTACTGCCGATGGAACAATAACTCGANTAGCCCAAGCAACTAGCGCATTTACTGCATCCGTTTCAGGGGATATGGTTCGCACCGGTTANCTNCAAGCATCTAGCACCGCAACATTTACTGGTACTGCTGATGGTTATANNGCAATGCTTGTTCAAGCAAACCTTACTGTTGCAGATGTTGAAACAAGCGCGACTGTTAAAACCCAATACGCAGATGAAAACTTTATTGCTACAGCAACTACAACTGGATCTGCTTCTAACAACAGTTTAATTTCATCTTCTCTTTCAATATCAGCAACTCTTACAACAACAGCTCTTGTAACTCACTACGGGGCTTCTTCTCTTGCAATAACTGCTACTGAAACTGCTGATTCTAAGAAAGATCAAAAGGTAACAACATCTACTGTTGTAACAGCAACGCAAACAGCCGACATAATCAAAAATGAAAAAGCGGCTATTCTACTGCTGTTACAGCCTCATTTACTGCAGCAATGTCTAGTGTTCAATTCCTTGCTGCTACATCAACGATAACTGCATCGCTTACTGCCGATGGCTTTGCACTCGTTAATTGCTTTAGCAAATACTTCGGTAACCGTTGGTCTTACTGCTGAAGGCACAGTTACTCGCCTTGCTAATGCAAACACGGCGATTATAGTAAATCTGCTATCGGATGGATCTAGAACTTACTTAGCCACGACAATACCTTTGGCTATTACTGCAAAACTTACCTTTAAAATCAAGCGATATAGCCCGCTTAACGACCACGATATTCAGACTTTTGGTGAGATCTTTCCCCGCCGATGGTATGCGGAATTATCAGTCCAGCGTGATGATTCAATCATCGTTGCCCCAAGAAACTATGAAGCTATCATGGCGACTCGACGATGGGGTGCTATTCTTGGGGATCGAAATAACACAGGCTCACTTCAAGAGACTCGATGGAAGGCATATCTGCAATGACCAATATCTACCCACGCGAGAGCGTCGAATTCCAGCCCGTACTGGTTACCCTGGATAATGTGGCTTACACCGATGCCGTGGAGTTTGCGGTCATTAAACCAACCGCCCGACCAACTGATGCCGACTGGTTCGCAGCAACGCTCCTACAGGGCGCTACAGGCTTTTTAACGGGTACTTACGGGGTAGGTATATGGAAGGTATGGGCGCAGGTTACCGACTCGCCCGAGATCCCTGTTATTGATTGCGGTACTTTTCAGGTATCGTAGTTCCCGCACTACCCCTGCGAAACACCCCTACCGATCTAGGGGTGTTTCTGCTTTTACGGCGTGTAACCTGTTAGAGTTCGTTCAACCAATAGAAAGGGTTGAACATGATCGAGCATATTCTTGAAGATCGGCAGGAAAAATACGGGGATGCGGCTGAGAACTTTTCTCTCATAGGTCGCTTGTGGGGAGCCATTCTCGCCACCGATGATATTGCTCCTGAAGAAGTTGCTGTAATGATGATCGCTTTGAAGTCAGTTAGAATCCTCAAAAACCCCACTTATTCAGATTCCTGGGATGACATTGTGGGTTATGTCACCGTAGGTCGAGAAATCGTGGGTGCTTAGTGGGACTGCTTGATGATTTAAAGAACAAAGAAAACTTTGTACATTCCTCTAGAGGTAAATGCACATTTTGCACTTTCTTAGCAACTATTTCAAAAGAAGAAGCAAAGTTAATTACCGAACGAGTTGAAGATAAAAATATTACTAGCTCATCTTTAAGTCGAGTGCTTCGCAAAAATGGATATGACCTGAGCGATGGAGTTATATCTCGACACAGAAGGGGTGAGTGCCTTGGGACTAGAGGATGATTTAGAGCAGTTAGAAAAAGAATCAGATCCTGAAATTGTAGAACTTCGTAAGGCGCTTAACAACGCGCAAAAACAATTATCAAAAGCCAAGATTCGCAATGACGAACTTGTTGTTGCAACTCATCGCGGTGCGTATGAAGCAATGCTTACTCTTGGTAAAGT